CGAGTTTGTCAAGGTGGTTGCTTAATGAGTAACCACACTGGAAAAGTGTCTATTATTCCAGGAAATGTCCTTGACTTAAATCCCATTGTGTTATAATATTAATATAGTTGATTGATAAAGGAGAAATGTCTATGACAAAAATCGAAAGAGAAAAGTTTGTAAAAGATGCGGTTGCCAAGTTTGGTTCGACTGCCTCTAAATCAGACTTAGTTGACTTTGCTAAATCTTTGGGGTTTGATAAACCTCGATTCCTATTCAAAGATGACAAACGAGTTGCTCGTGGTGTCTACTCTTTAGTTGACAAAGTTGCTAAGACTGTTGTTGCCGAATCAGTTGCCACTGCCGATACTGTTGCGATGGCAGTAAAGGTTGATGACTTCAATGTCGAGTCTGACGGTTTCAAAGAGAATCTGATTCCAGAGGTTGACCCTCTGTTCGTTCCATTCGGTAACTTTACTACTGTTAAAAAGATTCTAGATTCTAAGATATTCTATCCAGTGTTTGTGACTGGTATGTCTGGTAACGGTAAGACCTTCAGTATTGAACAAGCATGTGCCAAGTCTAAACGAGAAGTGATTCGAGTTAACTTGACTGCTGAAACAGATGAAGATGACTTAATCGGTGGTTTCCGTCTTGTCAACGGTGAGACCAAATTCTTCAAAGGTCCAGTTGTGAAAGCAATGGAGATGGGTGCGGTTCTTCTACTTGACGAGATTGACCTTGCCAACCCTGCCAAGATTATGTGTCTACAGTCAATCCTTGAGGGTAAAGGTTATTTCATCAAGAAGACTGGTGAGTTTATTACTCCTTCGAAAGGTTTCACTTGTGTTGCTACTGCCAACACTAAAGGTAAAGGTTCTGATGATGGTCGTTTTATCGGGACTAACATTTTGAACGAGGCATTCCTTGAGAGATTCCCAATCACGGTTGAGCAAGAATATCCTACTGTTGCTACTGAGAAAAAGATTCTGGGTCGTGTGTTTGATTCGTTAGACATCAAAGATACTGAGTTTGTCGGGAAACTTGTTGACTGGGCAGATATCATTCGTAAGACTTTCTACGATGGTGGTGTTGACGAAATCATTTCTACTCGTCGTCTAGTCCACATTGCCAAAGCGTTCTCAATCTTTGGTGACCGTATGAAAGCCATTAACCTTTGTATTAATCGTTTCGACGATGAAACTAAGACTTCTTTCTCTGACCTTTACACTAAGGTCGATGCTGATGTCCTTGATGATGGGTCTGAGGTTCCAGAGGGAGTGACACGAGTTACTGAAGAAGACGAAGTTAACTTCTAATTTAGTCGGTATAAATAAAGGGTCGGATAAATTGACATTCGACCCTTTTTTGTATATAATATTTTTAAATGATTTGAATCTGGAGAAATTGAATGAACATTGAAATCCCAATGAGCGAACTCAAAAAGAAAAAGATTATGGTGGCAACCCCAATGTATGGTGGTAACTGTCACGGTATGTATTGTAAATCGACAGCAGACCTTGCGAAACTTGGTCAAGCATATGGGATGGATATTAAGATGTTCTATCTGTTCAATGAGTCACTAATCACAAGAGCAAGAAACTATTGCGTAGATGAGTTTATGCGTTCTGATTATACTCACTTAATGTTTATCGATTCTGATATTGGTTTTGACCCTAATGATGTAATTACACTTGCTGCTTTAATGGACCACGAAGACCCTAAAGGTAAACATATTATGTGTGGACCATATCCAAAGAAAACAATTGCCTGGGAAAAGATTGTAGCAGCCGTTGATAAAGGTTTCGCAGATGATAATCCAAACAACTTAGAAAACTATGTCGGTGATTATGTATTTAATCCAGCAGGTGGTCAGACAAGAGTATCACTTGATGAACCAGTTAAAGTATTAGAAGGTGGAACTGGTTTTATGATGGTAACCAAACATGCGTTCAATAAGTTTGATGAAGCATATCCAGATTACAAATATAAACCAGACCATGTCCGAACTAAACACTTTGATGGGTCTCGTTATATTACAATGTATTTCCAAGCACTGATTGATGAAGAGTCTGAAAGATATCTATCAGAAGATTATATGTTCTGTCAGTGGATGAGAAATATTGGTGAGGATGTATGGTTGTGTCCTTGGATGAAACTAATGCATACTGGTTCTTACACCTTTGGTGGTTCTTTGGTTGACCTTGCTCAGATTGGTGCGACGGCAACCGCAGACCCAGATTTAATTAAAAATATGAAAAAATAATATATGAGTAAATTTAAATATAATGAAGATAAGTTGGTAAAAGAGTTGTATGACTATATTGCCGCAACTTATGGTGAACATTACTCGATGAATAACATTCAGTCTACTGAGTTTATAATCGACGCAGGTCATGGAGTTGGGTTTACAATCGGTAACCTTATAAAGTATGCTCAACGATATGGGAAGAAGGGAACTACAAATGATGCCCGCAAGGATTTGTTAAAGGTTCTACATTATGGTATAATGGCATTACATGTCCACGATACAATTAACAGTGAGGTAAATAATAATGAAGATTAGTGAAAAGACCACTGAAGTTTTAAAGAACTTCGCAACTATCAACCCAAGCATTGCTTTCAAACAAGGTAATGTTGTTAGAACTGTTTCTGAACAGAAGAACATTCTTGCTCAAGCAATTGTTCCAGAAACATTCCCAAGAGACTTTGCTGTCTATGAACTAAATCAGTTTTTGGGTTTAGGTTCTCTATTTGATGATGCTGAGTATGACTTTGGTGATTCTAATGTTACAGTAAGTGAAGGTTCTACTAAGTCGAGATATACTTACACAGACCCAAGCATGGTAACTACACCACCAGAGAAAAACATTGAACTACCTTCAACAGAAGTAAGTTTTGATGTGACTAAAGAACAGATGATTAAAGTTATGAATGCTGCTAATCAATTATCTCTTCCAGAGATTGTTGTAAGAGGTGATAATAACAAGGTTCGTCTAGTTGCTACTGATACTAAGAACCCTACATCAAATGAGTTTGCTATTGAGGTTGGTTCGACGACTGCTAAGTTTGACTTTGTATTCAAAGTAGAAAACTTCAAAATGATTAGTGGTAATTATCAAGTCGCAATCTCTGCGAAAGGTATTTCACATTTCAAAGGTGCGGTAGCACAGTATTGGATTGCTACTGAGTCTGGTTCAACTTACGAGGGTTAATGATGGCAAAGAAAGAAGAAGTAAAACAAGAAGAGGTTAAAAGTCCTATGCTTGATGTAAGTGACTTACTTACTGTTGTTAGAATTATTGATATCACTGCTAGTAAAGGATTATTTGAAGGTAAAGATATGGAAATAGTTGGTGGTGTTCGTAATAGACTAGAAGCATTCGCAAAAGCAAATTTACCTCAGGAGAAATAATGTTAGCAGAAGATAAACAAAAAATTATGAAAGTGGTTCAAGAGTGTTGTGATTCTCTTATCCGAATGGAATCAGAAAGAGAGTTTGTTAAAGAAGCAATCGTTGGACTACACGACAAGTATGACCTTGACAAGAAACATATTCGTAAAGTAATCAACATTTACTTTAAACAAAATATGGGTGAGGTTCGTAGTGAGAATACAGAGGTAGAATCTCTTTACGAAGAACTTGTCGGTTAAATTGACTTTTTACCTTATCCGTAGTAAAATATGGGTAAGGTTTTATATTATGGATAGATTATGAGTGAATTTTTATGGGTCGAAAAGTATCGACCAAAAACTGTATCTGATACGATACTTCCTCTTGAACTAAAGAGGACATTTCAAACATTCGTCAACAACGGTGACATTCCAAATCTACTACTAACTGGTTCGGCAGGTGTCGGTAAGACGACTATCGCAAAAGCAATGTTAGAAGAACTCGGTTGTGATTATATTACAATCAATGGTTCAGATGAAGGTAGATTAATCGACACACTCAGAACTAAGATTAAGAACTTTGCTTCGAGTATGTCTTTAAGTGGAGGTCGTAAATATGTCATACTTGATGAAGCAGATTATCTCAATGCTGAAACGGTTCAGCCAGCACTTCGAAACTTTATGGAAGAGTATAGTGCTAACTGTGGTTTTATTCTCACCTGCAATTTTGTTAATAAAATTATCTCTCCTCTTCATTCGAGGTGTTCGGTCGTTGAGTTTAAAATATCAAACAAAGAGAAACCAGAAATGGCAAAGGGTTTCTTCGACAGAGTCTTAAAAATACTTGGGCAAGAAAATGTAGAGTTTGATAAAAAGGTAGTTGCCGAAGTAATTAATAAACATTTCCCTGATAATCGTCGCATATTAAACGAATTACAGAGATACAGTGTAACTGGTAAAATCGATAGTGGTATATTAAATAACACCTCAGATACGAATTTTAAGACTCTCATCGATGCTCTGAAGGCGAAAGAATTCAGTGTAGTAAGAAAGTGGGTTGCTCAAAATATCGACGGTGATACAGCACCATTCTTTCGTAAACTATACGAATCAATCTACGAACATGCCAAACCAAACAGTATCCCTCAAGTGGTTGTGACTCTTGCTGATTATCAATACAAGTCAGCATTTGCTGCCGACCAAGAGATTAATACAATGGCATTGTTAACCGAGTTAATGGTCGACACAGAATGGAAGTAGTATACGACTTCGAAACTTTAGGTCAATCTCCAGAAACTGTTTGTGCTGTAAACATAGCAGGTATTGAGTTTGATGAAACTCGTTTCGAAAATAATCCATATGAATATCAAGAACTAATTGATATGGCAAAGTTTATGAAATTTGATGTCCAGGAACAAGTGGAGAAATACGGTCGTAAAGTAGAAAAGGGTGGACTTGAATGGTGGAAGAAACAAGACCCAGAAGTCCAGAAACAAATTCAACCGTCTTCGTCTGATGTGTCAATTGACAAACTGCCAGACTTTATGTATAATGACTTGAATATAATGAGTGCTAAAAGAGTCTGGACAAGAGGTAATACTTTTGACCCAGTGCTTGCTCGTTCTATATTTAAAGACTTAGGTCAATTTGATGTGGGTAACTGGTGGGCAATCAGAGATACGAGGTCATTCATTGAAGGGTTTACATACGGAACTAAAATCTTTCATGCGTTTGTCCCAGAACATCTAAAAAAAGATTTTGTTGGTCACGACCCTATACACGATGTTGCGATGGATGTTTATCGTATGCAGTATTTGATAAGGACAACATATGGCGAAGACTAACCCATTCGATTATTTAAATTCTATCAACGGTCATAAATCAGATTTGATGTCTGGAACAGACAATGATAGACTCGCAGAAAAATCATATTCACCTTTCTTAACTAATCGTGCTTTGTCGTATCACAACGATACGGTTGCTGCTGCGAACATAATGAATACCAACCACCACTTAGATAACAAACTACAGTATCACTTTTTACTAAATATAGTAAGACCAAAAAAGAGATATGCTAAATGGTCAAAGAAAGAAACAAGTGGTGATGTGGAAATTATAAAAGAATATTATGGATATAATGATATCAAAGCAAGACAAGCACTCACCATTCTAACTGCTCAACAATTAGATATTATTAGAAAGAAATTAGAGAAAGGTGGTAAAGAATGATTGATACAATGATTGAAGTCAAATTGGTGAATGAAGACGACTTCTTAAAGATTAGAGAAACTCTCACACGCATTGGTGTATCCTCGCAGAAAAGTAAGACGATATATCAGTCGTGTCATATTTTACATAAACAACAAAAGTATTACATTACTCATTTCAAAGAACTGTTTGCCTTAGATGGTAAACCGAATAACTTTGGTGCTGAAGATATGGCAAGAAGAAATACAATCGCAAATCTATTAGCAGAATGGGGTCTTGTAACACTCGTCAAACCAGAAATGAGTGCTGAACCAGTAGCACCATTATCACAAATAAAGATACTTCCATACAAAGAAAAAAGAGAATGGAACCTCGAACCTAAGTATAATTTAGGTAAAAGTTTCTAATTTTCGTCGTTTTAGAAGATTTCAAATCATTAAATATACTGAAAAGTCCGAGAAGACTTTAAACTAATTTGTTTAACAATAGGAGAAAAAATATGTTAGACCAAATCAAAGGATGGATGAAAGAAGCAACTGAAATTGGTGTTGCTCTAATAGCACTAACTATTGTGCTACAAGTAATCTTTGGTGGCACAGTTCCATTTATCGGTGGAGATGTAATTGGAACAATCACTGGCATTGTTGCCCAATTGGGTGGACAAGGTCTAGTTGGATTAGTTGCTGCTGCTATCCTATATAAGATTCTTACTAAGTAAAATCTTCTATAAATAAAAGAGGTTGGGGTGTCCTCTAAACACCCTCCAAATTTTTTATTATGATTATACAAAAAAACATTTTAAGTAATTTAGAATTAGAGTTGATAGAAAAACAACTCGACTCTTTACCATTTTACTTAACAAATGATACTGTTGGTAATTATCAAACCCCTTGGATGGGACATAACATAATATCTAGATATGACATTGAAAAGGAAGAACCTAAAATATTAAGTCCTACATACGATTTCTTTTATGGTGTTGTAAAAAGATTTGCTGATACCAATAATATCAAAGTGAATAAAATTTGTAGAATGTGCTTAAACCTATCGTTCTCAAATTCAACCAATCAATTTTTTGCTGCCCCTCATACAGACCACGAGTTTCCTCACAATAATTTAATTTTATATTTAACCGATTCTTCTGGAAACACAGTTTTGTTTGATGACCAAGAAAATATTATCCATGAAGAAGAACCAGAAAAAGGTAAAATGATAATGTTTGATGGTTCGATTAAACATACAATGAGACCGTGTAAAGGTGACGAAAAAAGACTTATTCTCGTTACAACTTTTATTTGAAATAATTTGACATTTTGTATAAATAGAGTTATAATGAATTTAACAGATTTGACCAAGTTGGTCGAATATGAGAGAGATGCCCGATAGGGGTCTCGTTTTTTAACTTGCTTAATATAAGGAGTAATGAAATGACAAGTATAACATTTCCAAGAGACCTATTCTTAGGTTTTGACAATCTATTTGATACTGTATTACAGTTTAATGATAACCAACAAACAAGACAAACATATCCACCATATAATGTAATTAAGAAAGGTGATAGTCATTATCTTATTGAAATCGCAGTTGCTGGATTCAAGTCAGATGACATTAACCTAACACTTGAGAAAGGTATTTTGACTGTTGAAGGTAAGAAAGAAACTGATGATACAAATGACTATGTTCGTAAAGGTATTTCAGATAGAAACTTCACAAGAACTTTCACCCTTGCTGAGACAATTAAAGTAGTCGGTGCTGATGTAGTTGACGGAATGCTTTTAATTGGTTTAGAGAATGTAGTTCCAGAAGAAGATAAACCTCAGACAATTAATCTAGGAGAGTTTAACAAATCGTTAAAACAAAAACTACTAGGTTAGTAAGTTTAAAACACATTATAGGAA